CACGCATGGAAGCCGTCTCTGATTCCCTCGCGGGCTGGAAGCAAGTTGACGGCGACATTCAGCACGAGCGCACTGCGAAAGGCGTTTCCATCGCCAGCGCCAACAACCTCCGATTCCTCGCCCCAGGCTACAAGGGCCACCTCATTTTCAGCGAGCAAAACGGCCTCCCCGTCGTGATTGTCCACGGCGGCAAAGACCACAAATTCCCCGATTGGAGCGCGGTCTTCACGGCATGCACGCCGCTTGAAACCATTTTGGCGGCAACGAATGCCGTCATTTACCACAACTAAACGACCACCACGCCATGAGCACCTACATAAAAAAAATGACCGGCTATAAAGCCACTGACAGCGATCTCAAATGCCGCGATCATCAATTCATCCTTGGCGAATGGTCGCCTGTGATCGAGGGCGATTTGCAGTTATGCGTCAAAGGTTATCACTTCTGCGTTCAGCCTTCCGGTGTTTGGTCTTATTACAACTCGTCAACGACTCGCGTGTTCCAATGCGAAGCCGAGGATGTGTTAGAAGTTCCAACCGAAGCGGGAGCAAATTTTAAACTAGTTGCTCGTCGCATCCGACTTGTTGAGGAGATCACGCCGGGCAAGGTCGGTAATGACAAGTCCAACACCGGCAACAGCAACACCGGCTACAGCAACACCGGCGACAGAAACACCGGCGACAGCAACACCGGCGACAGAAACACCGGCGACAGAAACGCCGGCTACGGCAACGCCGGCTACGGCAACACCGGCTACAGCAACACCGGCGACAGAAACACCGGCAACAGCAACACCGGCTACAGCAACACCGGCGACAGAAACACCGGCAACAGCAACACCGGCTACGGCAACACCGGCTACAGAAACACCGGCTACGGCAACACCGGCTACAGAAACACCGGCTACAGCAACACCGGCTACAGCAACACCGGCGACAGAAACACCGGCAACAGAAACACCGGCTACGGCAACGCGACTAATTACTCAGCAGGTTTCTTTTGCGTAAAAGAGCCGAAGGTTATCTCGTTCGATAAGCAAACGCAGCTCACTCGCGACCAGTTCGTCGCCAAGTTTCCGGAATACTACGCGCTGAGTGAATTGCTGCTCAAAGTGGACACCATCGACTTTGAACCGTTCAAACGTATTCCTGGCATCACGCCAGCCAAGCTAAAGGCTTTGCACCGCAAGCATCTTCTTGCCAGAAAACTCATCAAGTAACACCACCTCACCATTTTCATTATGAGCGATACCCAACTGGCCCAAGTGCCACAAAAACAAACATCTGCCCTCGCTTTGATGGCTGGCAAATACAACGTGGAGCCAAGCAAGCTCCTCGAAACCCTCAAAAACACCGTGTTTCGCGGGGCAACAAACGACGAACTGCTTGCCCTCGTGGTTGTCTCGAATGAATACGGCCTCAATCCGCTCACGAAGGAAATCTATGCTTTTCCGGCCAAGGGCGGCGGCATTGTGCCGGTCGTCTCAATCGACGGCTGGATTCGCATGATGAACGACCATCCGCAGTTTGACGGCATCGACTACCAGTTCGAGCACGACGAACAGGGTAGGCTCGTTTCCTGCACGTCCATCATTTACCGCAAGGACCGCAGCCATCCGACACGGGTAACGGAGTACCTCGCGGAATGCCGCCGTAATACAGAGCCTTGGAAAATGGAACGCCGCATGCTGCGCCACAAGGCCACCATTCAAGGTGCTCGCGTGGCGTTTGGTTTTAGCGGCATCACGGACGAGGACGAAGCAGCCGCTACACCAGGGCTTGCCAATGCTCGCGACGTGACGCCGAAGCCCGCTCGTGCCACGCCGCTTGATCCCACGAAGCTACCCGGAGAGCCAGCGCCAGCCGAAGCCACGCCAGTAGTCGAGGCCCAGGTTGTTGAACCTGCGCCGGAAGATGCCGAGCCTACTGAGGCCGAGATGCTGGCAAACGACATCATCGAAGATGTGAAAGCGTCCGATGCTCAAAGCCTCGCGTCTTATATTGAGCAGGCAGATAAACAGCTCTCGGGCGAACCTCAGCAGAAGGTCAAAAGAGCCATCGTGGCACGGGCTAAGGTGCTTGGTGTGAAGTGGAACAAAGAAAAAGGAGGGTTTGAAGCATGAATCTTTTTGAAATCAGCCCTCGCGACTACCATTCAAAACTGACTTGCAATCGCGCCAACATCCACGCGGCGGACTCGTTTTTGTCAAAGTCGGTGATCTACGAACTTGATTCGCGCTCTCTCTGGAAGTGGCGCTACCACCCTCGCAAGATGGAGCCAACGGCTGCGATGCAGTGGGGTTCATTGGTAGATTGCCTTGCTACGACGCCGGAGCTTTTGAGCGAGTCCATCGCTATATCGCCCTATGACTCCTACCGGACCAAGGAGGCGCGAGAGTGGCGCGATGCACAACTGGCCGCGAAACTCATTCTTGCCACCAAGGAAGACGTAGAGCTTGCCCAACAGGCCGCCAAGATGCTGACCGAAACCTGCAAAGCGTCCGCCGACATCTTCGCCAAGTCTAAGTCCCAGGTTATCATTGCTGGCCGTGTGCTGGGTGTTAAATGCAAGGGCCTTGTGGACCTCGCACCGGAAGGTGAGGACTTTCTGGCCGATTTGAAAACGATCAACGATTTCAGCGCCGAGGGCTTTGCTAAAGCAGTTTCAAACTTTGGCTACCACGTTCAAGCAGGTATGTACTTGAATCTTTGGAATGCTATGTTCCCAAACGACCAGCGCACGCGGTTCAAATTCGTGTGGCAGGAATCCGAAGCGCCCTTTGAAACGTGCGTGACGGAGCTTTCTCCGCCCGACATTGAAGCCGGATGGCTTTACACTTCGACACTCATTAAGCGCCTCATTGAGGCTACCGCTTCTGACAAATGGCCGATGGCGTTTGAGGGGCAAAACATAACCACCACACGCCCAACGTGGGCAAGTATCCAGGAAGAGGCAAAACTCCAAACATCTGCACAATGAACATCCACGACATCACCAAACAGATTCGCGCCTTCGCGGACGAACTCGACGCCGCAAAGGCCCCCAAACAACCGCTCGGGCCGCAGGACGTGACACCGGGAAGCGTGCTGCTGTCCTCATCTGGTGGAGTAAATGGGATGCAATGGACCCAAGTTTTTTGCGTTAAATCAAGAGGTGTCGAAATAAATGGCCGGGACTGCATAACATGGGCCGAACTAAAAGAGCATTGGAAAATTAACCGCCCCAAGCACCGCGACGCTGACGGCAACCCGACACTCTGGGAGGCTTGCGAGAAGTGAAAATCTTCGCGATTGATTGTTATGGCATGGACATTTGTTAAAACCATTCCATAATGCGTTATGCAAACCATTGAAGAACGAAGGGCTAAGAACGCGCAGCGAGCAAGAGAGTGGCGTAAAAAGCACCCAGGCGACCCGCGTAAAGGCAAGCGAGCTAAATACACTGCTCAATACAGGGAAACGGAAGGTTATAAAAAAGCCCAAGAAAAATACAAAAATTCCGAAAAAAGAAAAGCGACTAATCGCCTATCGTTACGCCAAGCACGCTTACTTGAGCCTTTGAAGTCAAGAGCGCGGGATGCAGTGAAGCACGCTGTAAAAAGCGGCAGACTGCAAAAACCGAAGTGCTGCCAAGCATGCGGGAATAGCGGATTGATCCACGGGCATCACGAAGATTACAGCCAAAAGCTAGCGGTTATATGGGTCTGCCCGCCTTGTCACACAAAGATCCACAAAGGCTCCAAACAATGAAACCCATCATCTTTTTTGCCCCCTGCATCCCCAAGGGCCAGCCTCGCGTCAAAGCCTGCCGACGTGGTGCGTTCACGCGGGTCTATACACCAGACACGGCGGACGACTTCAAGGAGGCGGTGCAGGCTGCCGCTAAACATGCGATGTGGAACCATTCACTACACCCTTTGTTTGGCAACGGCCCCGTTCGCGTCGATTGGGAATGCGTTTTCCCGCGTCCAAAGGCGCACTTCACCAGCAAAGGACAGATTAAATCCACAGCCCCAAAATGGCACACGCAAACGCCCGACCGCGACAACCTCGACAAGGCAATCCTTGATGCCCTCACCTCAATTGAGATGTGGCATGACGACCGCCAAGCCTGCTCCGGCATGCTCATTAAACGCTGGGCCGCACTTGGCGAGCCTTCCGGCGTTCAAATCACCATCACGGCCATCCCGGCCTAACCAAAACACGAACATCATGGCACGTCCCATCAAAATCAAAATCAACGTCACGAAGATTCTCAAAGACTATATCTTTGAGGGTAAAAACGGCAAGTACCTTAACCTCGTCGCATGGCCGAACAAAAACGGCACTGGCCAGTATGGCGATACGCATTTCGTCTCGCAGGATTTGCCAAAGGAAGCGCGTGATTCTGGCGTTCAAGCGCCAATTCTCGGCAACCTCACGCTACCAGAAGAAGAAGCGCCACCGCCTCGCCAGCAAACCCGGCCAGCGCCTCGCCCGAATGCACCACGCCGTCAGCCTCCAGGGACGATCCAGTATGACGAGCCGCAAATCGAGGGCGGCATGGAAACCGACGACATTCCCTTTTGATCCACCACCAACGACCACGCATGAAACAAGAACCAAAATCCGCCTACTCCCGCGACATCATCAAGCGCATAAAAGCCGCTGCCAAAAAGCAGGTCGAAGGATGCCTCTCCGTCCGCCACATCTTCCCGCGTGCTTATTGCGTCGCCAAACCGGCTCCAGGATGCGCCATTTTTGTCATACCGTGGCAAGATGCCGAGACTCAGGTACGCAAACCTGAGTATTCCAGTTCCGAAAGCGTGTACCAGAACGTGAAGAACGTCCAAGTCGGCGACTGGCGAGCCATCGCATACGTCAACACTGTCACGAGCGGCCAAACCTACGTCATCGACCTTCCATGACACCCACCACCTTCACAAACCGCACCCGCAAGCTCGGGCTGCATCGCAGATACATCGGCCCGGATGCCGTCGCGGAACTCGCCCAGGTTGTCCAAACGCCATTCCCTTGCGTTGCAAAAGCAGGCTGGGAAGATCGCAGCAAAGCGCCATCCACGCTCAAGAGCATGGGCAAGCTCATTGCTGCCGGGCTGGCTCGACTCAATCCAGACGCCAAGCAATACGAGGCCACCGACGACGGGCGCGAATGGCTCGGCAAAATCATCGACAGCGGAATCTTGATGCCATGAACATCGATCCTCCCGAGTTCCTATTCGACGCCCTCGCCACCACGGCGCTCCCGTGTGGCAACCGCGAAGTCACCGCCAATCCCGTAAAGGTGAAGCTGGAAGCGCCAAAGAAAGCGCCAGTTCTTCGCCGGGATCAAACCGAAGACGAGCGTCAAGCCGTGAAGTGCCTGAAAGAGCAGGTCAACTATCCACCCGCATCTTGGGACAAGCGTTTTGCCCGCGAGTTGCTGACGACGGACATCACCGAAAAGCAGGCCGCGCAGGTGTGGCGCATGTTTTATCGTTACCGCCGCCAGATTCAACACCCCGAGAAAGAGCGCCTTTTGAAAGTGGCCGCTCACTTTGTCACCACCACGCTGCGCACCCTCGCCAAAGAGGCCGAAGAACGCCGACGCATTGAAGCCACAAAACAACCATGAACACCACAGAACGACCAACGCCAATTACCGATGCCGCATTTGATGCCTTTTCACGCGGCGCTTGCGGCACTGCTTACCTTTGCGCCAAGATGGCGGAGCTTGAGCGCGAAAACGAAGCCTTACGGGCCGCGATCCAAGAAACCCTGATGGAGAATCTGCACTTGGCAGACGGCGACGTTTGCACCCTAAAGCGCCTAAAGAATGCCATCGGCTTTTCGCTGCCAAAAACCCCTTGCCAGCCGAGCTTGTAACGCAATAGTCAACGCACGCCGACTAGAAACGGCCAGTCAATATGCCACATCTCAAAATGCTCCCCACACTCCAAGGAACCCGCGCATATCGGATTTCTAGCCTTGGTTTCGTGGGGAGCACCTTTTTGAAGATATGACAACTTATTCAGAGTTTATCAATCGTAAGACCCACCTTGGAGGCAACTACGGATTCAAGCCGACATTCATTCCTGATGCGGCATTCGACTTTCAACGGAGCCTTATCGAATGGAGCGTAATGAAAGGCAGGGCTGCCTTGTTTGCAGACTGCGGACTTGGAAAGTCGATGATGCAGTTAAGCTATGCTGAGAACATTGTCCGGCACACTAACAAGCCCGTGCTCATCCTGACTCCGCTGGCTGTTGGTGCGCAAATGGTCAAAGAGGCCGCCAAGTTTGGCATCTTTGCATCACGCTCAACAACGGGTAAGTTTCACCCGGGCGCTAAGGTCGTCATCACAAACTATGAGAAGCTCCACTTATTTGATGCGAATGATTTCGCCGGGACTGTATGCGATGAGTCAAGCATTTTGAAAAACTTTGACGGCGTGACAAAATCAGCCGTGACCGACTTCATGCGAAAGCAAAAATTCGGTCTTCTTTGCACCGCTACCGCCGCGCCAAACGATCACATTGAACTTGGAACATCCAGCGAGGCTTTAGGCTATCTTGGATTCATGGATATGCTTGGCAAGTTCTTCAAGAAGGCGGAGGCTACAACCTCACGAAGCCAAGAGCACCGCTCCGGCATCTATCGCTTTCGTGGACATGCCGAGCGCGATTTCTGGCGATGGGTATGCTCATGGGCGCGGGCTGTGCGCAAGCCGTCCGATCTTGGCTTTAGCGATGGTAAATTTAAGCTGCCTGAACTTATAACCCGCGAGCACATAGTTGAGGCGAAAGCGCCACTTGAGGGCATGCTGTTTTCGATGCCTGCTCACGGTCTAGCCGAACAGCGCCAAGAGCGAAGCCGCACCATTGAAGAGCGTTGCGCGATGGCTGCCGCGTGCGTGGAGAACTCCGGCAAGAGTGCGGTCATGTGGTGCCACCTGAACAGCGAGGGCGACAGGCTGGAAAAAATCATCAAGGATTCCGTCCAAGTATCCGGCGACGATCCCGATGAGGTAAAGGAAGAGCGGTTTGACGCCTTTGCTAGCGGTCAAATCCGCGTGCTCATCAGCAAGCCAAAAATCGCAGGCTTTGGCTTGAACTGGCAGCACTGCCACCACCAAACATTTTTCCCCTCGCATAGCTTCGAGCAGTGGTACCAATCCATCCGTAGAAGCTGGCGCTTTGGTCAAAAGCACGCCGTCACAATCGACGTAGTGACATCCGAAGGCGAGCGTGGAGTCCTGCAAAATCTCCAGCGCAAAGCGGCGCAAGCCGAGGAAATGTTTTCGCATCTTGTTCAGCTTATGAACAATGAGTTGCGGATTGAAAAGAAAGAGAAACCAACCACCAACGAAATCACACCATCATGGCTGTAATCACACAAAAAGTAACGGACCAATTCGCCCTCTATAACGGAGACTGCTGCGAGGTCATGCAATCACTACCAGACAGGTCTGTTGATCTGTCTGTCTATTCGCCGCCGTTCTGCGGGCTATACAATTACAGTTCCGACGAGCGGGATTTGTCAAACTGCCGGAACTATGAAGAGTTCTTTGAGCATTACGGGTTTGTCGTCTCGCAGATTGCACGACTCACGAAGCCGGGCCGGATTACCGCCGTTCATTGCATGGACATTCCAAGTTCATGCAATGCCGGATGCACGCTGACAGACTTTCCCGGCGACATCATCCGCCTCCATTTGGCGAACGGTTTCAAGTTCATCGCTCGTCACTCCGTGTGGAAAGAACCTCTTGCCGTTCGTCTCCGAACGATGGCGAAGGGACTCGCTCACAAAACCATCGTGGACGACTCCAGCCTATGCGACGTGGCGAGCGCCGATTATCTGCTTTTGTTCCGCCGTGATGGTGAGAACGAAGTGCCTGTGGCTCATCCGACAGGACTTCACAGCTACGCCGGTTCGCGCCAGATGCCGCATGAGCTTCTGGCCTACAAAGGCCACACCGGAAAGCAGACTGAGAATCGTTTCTCGCATTGGATCTGGCGGCAATACGCCAGCGCCTTTTGGGACGATGTTCGGATTGAGCGCGTCCTGCCCTACAAGGAATGCAAAGACCCGGACGATGAAAAACACGTTCACCCGCTTCAACTTGACGTTATCGAGCGAGTCGTGGTCCTGCGCTCAAATCCTGGTGAAGTGGTCTTGACGCCATTTCTTGGCGTTGGGAGCGAGGCTTACGGCGCAATCATCAATGGACGCCGCGCCATCGGTATCGAGTTGAAGGAGGCTTACTACAAGCAGGCCGTCTTAAACTGCACAGCGGCAGCCGAGGGCATCGCCCGCGAGGAAATGCCGCTCTTCGGCAATCTGAACGAAAGCGAAAGCGAGGATTGAATCACTGTCACAAAAAAGCGTGACGGTAACGCGCCGTCACGCTTTATACACTGTCAGCAAAAAGTTTGACATCTAGTAACGTGGCAGGAGCTACACACCAAGTATAAAACCGCTTTTCATTTGCCCAAAACCGTAATATTACAGTAATAACTCACGGCTTACCATGTATTGTAAACTTTTCGCATCCCTCTACCAAGGCACTCTTCGAGGCCGCTCCCATGAAATTCTCGTGTTCACAAACCTTATGGCTCATGCGTCGAAAGACGGCGTTGTCGATAAGCACTTCCGAGCAATCGCGGAAGAAACAGGGCTGAATGTGGACGAGGTGAAGGCTGCCATTCTGGTGCTTGAGGCTCCAGACCCGGAAAGCCGCTCGCCCGAGGCAGAGGGCGCACGCCTGCAAAGGCTGGACGAGCATCGTGTTTGGGGCTGGCAGATTGTGAACTATGCCAAATATCGAGCTATTCGCAGCGAGGATGATCGAGCCGAGCAGAACCGTTTGGCTCAGGCAAGATGGCGCGAACGTAATAAAAGTAAGCAGCCGTCAGCCACGAGTAAGCGTGATAAGCCCAAGCAGAAGCAAGAAGCAGAAGCAGAAGCAAAGAATACCCCTATATCCCCAAAGCCTCCGGCTCCGCCGTCGTTGGTTTTGGAGGTGCAAGAATCAAAACCCAGCCTTTCACCTGAACAAATCGAAATCGGATCGTGGTTCAATCGCAGACCAACAACCCCGTGGAGTGAGAAGGAACTCAAAGTATGGTCCAAGATTCCAAAGCCCATCGACTCCGAAGATTGGCAAGCCTTGCGATGGTTTTACACACAATCCGGCTGCCAATACCTTCGCCGGGACATCCTGACGCTGCTCAACAACTGGACTGGCGAAATCGACCGCGCCAAAAACTACAACCCTGACCAGAAATGAATACCTCGACCGAAGAGCTTCTAGCCAGCCTCAACCGCGCCCTACCCTGTTCAGACGAGGCCGAAAAAGGCATTATATCCTGCCTACTCCAGCGCCCCGAACTGCTGAACGAAGCGCCATCGCCAGCGGCATTCTACCACGACGCTAACCGTGTCGTTTACGAGAAAATGCACGAACTGGCCGCGAAGGGGAAGCCGTTTGACACGATCACGGTTACGCACGCCCTACGGGAGCAGAACTTGCTCGACAAGGCCGGTGGAGCCGCTGCGCTTTCGGACTTGTTCACATTCGTTCCGATCCCGGCGCACTTTGCCCACTACCGGAAAATCGTTATGGAGAAGTTCACGCTCCGCGAAGTCATCCGGGCCTCCGCTCTGAACATCGCCCAGGCATACGAGCACGGGAAGGAGCAAGACGACGAGGACGTGACGGTTGTGCTCGACGAGGCTGCGAGGCGCATTCAGGACGCCCGCGAGGTGTCGGCTATGGAAGAGAGCGCGGAACTGCCTTGCGTCCCGATCCGCGAGCTTGTCATGCAGGTCGTGGACGATTCGCAGGCTATGTCAGAGTCGGGCCGGAAATTCGCCGGAGTCTCGACCGGCATCCAAGAGATTGATTCAATTATGGGCGGATTGGAGCCTGGATGCCTTACCGTGGTGGCCGCTGAGTCCAGCGACGGAAAATCCAGCCTATGCCGCCAGATGCTCGAAGACGTAGCGGCAGAAGGTCACCAAGCCGTCGATTACACTTATGAAATGATGCCAAAGGCCGAAGCTCGGCGCATTCTGTGTTCTCAGGGCAGGATTGACGCCAAGAGCTTGAAAATGGGCCTCTTGACCCGTGGCGAGCAGGTCGCCCTCACGTCTCACGCACAAAAGGTGTCCAAGTGGGATTTCAGTATCATCGACGTGGCCGGGAAAACCATCGAGCAAATCTGCCGAGACATAACCCGCCGCGCTCGAAATCTGCCGACTGGAAAGCGCCTCGTGGCGATGATCGACTACATCCAGCTTTGCAAAACGGCAGCCGCCAGCAAGAGCCGGGAGCGGGAAGTTGCCCACATCACTGCCACGGCCAAACAGTGCGCCAAGACGACCGGCGCTCATATCATCATGCCGAGTCAGCAAAACAAAGACGGCGACGTTCGGGAAAGCATGGCAATCGAGCAGGACGCCGATACCCTGATTCAGATTCAGAAGCTCAAGCCGAGCACGAAAAAGGTTCCAGCCTACAAACAGGCCGCCCAAGAAGAAGAGGCGGCGACCAGCAACGTGAGGCGTATCTTTTTCAAGAAAGTGCGAGATGGCGAGCGATACACATGGGTCACGATGGAACTGCGGGGCCGCCATTACCGTTTTGAAGTCGTCCGAGAACCCGAAGAATAACCGCTATGAAATCCTTCACACTTGCAGAATCACTTGGCATGCTCGCCGCTGAACGTGCCGCTAACTGCCCTACCGCTCAAGGCCGGGCTGCTTGGCGTGAGATTGCGCCCATTGTCCAACCAGACCCGCCAGACCTCGTCGCGCAACTGGAGGCCAAAATCGCCGCCATGCTTGCTATTCCACCAATCGAGCCTCCGCCGAAAAAGGAGCGAAAGCCGCGTTTCCGCAACGGTATGGCTGCAATCGCAGAATGGGAGGAAGCACCATGATCTCCCCACTCCAAGCCAAGCCATCCTCATTGCTGCATTGGGCGCAGATCATCGCACGCGATGTGAAGCGCAAACTGATGGTCATGCCGTCCAATAACTCCAGTGCCATCGTCCACTTTTGGTCTGGCAAATACGAGGGGCGCATCGGCTGGCTAGTGGGGCCGTCCGCAATGAAGAAGACGAAGCTACGGCCATGGATGCCGTTCGCACTCGACAATGACGCCTTCGCGAGCTGGACAACGGGCAGGCCGTGGGATGAAGCTGCATGGCTGGCAATGCTCGGCAACGTGAGAGCGCAGGGACTGACACCTAAATGGGTGCTCGTGCCCGATGTCGTGGCAGACCGCGAGGCCACGCTGGCAAAGTGGGCGCAATACGCACCCGTCGCCGCTCGCTACGGCTGGCCCCTGGCAATCGCCGTGCAAGATGGGATGACACCCGCAGACATACCCGCGAATGCCGAAGTGATCTTCATCGGTGGCACGACTGAATGGAAATGGCGCTCGCTGCCCATGTGGGCGCGGACAGGTGCCCGCGTGCATGTGGGGCGAGTGAACGAGGTCGAAAGGCTCCACATCTGCGAACGGTGGAGAGTCGAATCCGTGGACGGCACTGGCTGGATGCAAGGCACCGAAAACGGCAGACAAGCAAAGGCTCTTGCGCAATGGTTGGCAGGCAAAGTAACTCCACCACGCGAACTAGGATTACTCGCATGAATATCAGCCTTACACCTCAAGCCAAGCCAGCCAAGCGCCAGACCTACCGCGAAAAGGTTCTGGCCGGGATTGTGAGCCGGAAGCCACGCCAGCGCATCAAGCCCGTTAGCACGCGAAGGAAAGCCGAAAACGCGGAGTACACGAAGCTCCGGCGCGAGTTTTTGGTAGCGCATCCGACCTGCCTCGTCTGCAAAGGGCAGGCGACGGAGATTCACCACGCCTGCGGACGGCAGGGTAAGAGGCTCCTGGACGTGGAGTTTTTCCGCCAGCTCTGCGCCCCGTGTCACCGAAGGGTGCATGATAACCCGGCGTGGGCGAAAGAGCGCGGCTTGCTGGTTTTGGTGACAGATACGAACGTTTGAGATCAGCCACTGAGCCTAAGCGAAGTTGGACTGCATCTCATTGTTCTCTGACGTTGGTAAAAAATCTTCAAATAGGACTTGCGCCGTGTAGCTTTATGCTACACCTTCTGCCATGCAAAACATTTCCATCGAAAAGCCTTCCACTTCATATTCGGTCCTCGCCACATCCAGGACCAAGGGGGAACTCAAGCTCCAACCTGACGAGCAAGCAATCCGCGTGGATTTCCGGCTCTACGGGTATTGCTGGATCGTCAAGGGCACGCGTGGCCTCAAGTCCAGAATGGGGGAATGGCTATCCTACACCATGTCCTATCCGGTCGGAGGGGCTCCAACCATCAGCCTATGACCGCCATCGAATACAAAGCCACCCGCGAGCGCCTTGGCACACAAGCCGAGGTTGCTGACATGCTGGGCGTGAACCGCGTGACCGTTGCAAAGCGGGAGAATGGCACGATGACCATCACCAATGAGGCAGTTCTAGCGATTCAATCGCTCCGCAGTCCGAGAGGTAAACGCAAGTCAGAGAACACCTAGCTCGGCAACTGCGAGCCTTGGCGAGTCTGTTTGCCGCAGCGCCACGGTTCGACGCAAAAAACCCCCGCCAGCTAAGGCGAGGGCTTTGAGAAGCGCGGGTTAGGCTTTGGCTTTCTTCTTGGCCCACCTCGCCTGGACAGCCTTCCGCATCGCAGCCGAGCGGTCAGCAGCCGAGACGCCAGCCCAGCGAGCTTTCCCGCCGTTGCGCTGCATGTCGGAGGTTGGGTGGCCGCATTTGGGGCAGGTGGCACTCATCGGGCGGCAATGAGGTAAGCAGCCAGCACAGCCGCATTGATGATGACAAACGCGACGAACAGCC